AGCTCTTGCATCAATAGCATCTTTTCTTGCTCTTTCTGTACTTTGTTTATTGAATGTGGTTTCGTTTTCTTTATCAATTCTTTGTTTTTCTAACAATGCGTTTAATAAATCTTCTTGTGCTTTTTTTAAATCATTTGCAGCCATAACAGCTGTTCTATCTTTTCCAATAGCTTCTTGTGCATCTAACATATCTACAAGAGCATCTCCTGTTTTATCTGCTTGAGGTGCTGCTAATCCTAATTCTTTTCTTAATTCAGCAATTTTATCAATATCAGATTTATTAATTTCTTGAAGTGCTTCTGCCATTTGACTAAATAAACTTGTAAGTGCTTCAACACCACCTCTAAACATACTTCCAGTAGCAACATCTCCAACTGCTGCAGAAAGTCTTGAGAACGAGTCAGCTAAGTTAGAGAATAAACCAGACATTGTTTTGGATAGTTTGTCAGTAGCACCTGCTACACCAACAGAAGGATCTGTAATAGTTTTTTCTAATGCTCTTCTAAATTCAGGTAATGTAATCTTAGATAAATCCTCTATACCTTGACTATCTCTTACTAATTGTAAAATACCTCTTTCTCTAAGAATATCTGCTGCACCTGCACCACCTGCAAAAGCTCTACCTAAAGCAGAAGCTGCTTCTGCTGCTGTTGTACCCATAAACGCTGCTAAGTCTGCAACTGGTTTTATTAAATTTTCTGCGTCTGCACCAAATGCTTTTAATGCTGCACCTGCTTCTACTACATCTTCTAATTCAAATGGAGTAGTTGCTGCAATTTTATTAAATGTGTTAAATGCTTCTGTTCCTCGTTCTACAGAACCAAACATAGCATTTAATCGTACTTTTACTTTTTCAAATTGTGCAGATTTTTGTATAAACTTACCAACAGTACCAGTCACCAAAGTAAAAGCAAAAGACATAAGCAATAGCTTACTACGAATAGTAGCGAATGTATTAGAAAGTAATCTTCCCTCGTTAGTAATTTGGAAAAAACCTTTTCTGGTTTTTTTAGTTTCTTTATTTAATTTTTTATTTGCTTTTTCTAATTTTTCTGAAGCAATAGCTGCAGTTTTAAATGCTCTTGCTAACTCTTTATCACCAGTTGCCTGGAACTTAATTTGTACTTTTAGGTTTGTATCTGCCATTAATTACTCTTTTTATATTGTTGTGATTGAATATAATTTAACATTTTTTCTATAACATTGCACTTATCAATCCATTTTTTTGGGTGATTTCCGTATGATCCTTCAAAAGGAGCAACATTCATCTTTTTTGAATAAGTAAATCTTTGTATATCTCTTTGATATTCTTTGCTAATAAAGTTATTAGTACAAGCAAAAAAGGGTAGGTGTGATTTGATAGCTTCGTGTATTTCAAACTTTCTTTCAGAGGTAGCATTGTGTTCTTCAACTTCTTCTTTTAATAGCTTGATTACATACCATACATCGTCCATAGATGTAAAGGTGTGAACGCTGTTATTCTTTTTAAGAGGTAACTTAGCTTTATATGGAAAGGTAGAATATCTACAACCCTCACACCAATCATCTATTAATATGTTTAATTCAAGTGAGAGGGTTTCTATTCCCCCAAGCTATTGTATTCCTGAATAGCTAGTTGTAATTCTACTCTATCGTTAATTGATAAAGATTTAATAAACTTATCATCTGCTCCATCTACACCATTTCTAATCCATAATGTACTTAATGCAAATTGATTTTTAATTACTGACTGTCCATCTACTTCTTCAAAGCGTACAGAATCCATACATTTATCAAAAGCATCTACTGACATTTCTATAAGCGTAGCTTTAACACCACTCTTAAGCGTTATCTTTTTAGACATTGACTTTCCTCGTTTTTATTATTGTATTGTGATAGAAACAATGTTTCCTGAAGTACCAGCTACTGCTTTACTACTTACGGATAGGAACATTGCATCTTCCTCTGAAAAACTTACATCGGTAATAATACAAGTCGGTAACGATATATCTACATTTCTTGTCACACTATCTGCTGCTGTTAATGTGTTTGCAACAGTAGATGTTGATTGTTCTGCAAATGTTTGTATAAGATTATCTGTATCACCATCATACTTTACAACTGCGTCAAAGGTTACTGCCACTTCTGGAATACCTCTGTGCATTTGTTGAAAATTACCATTTACATCATAACCACTCATAACAACATCGTTTTCAATGGTTAAACTAAATGATTTCATTACTGGATCGGAAATACCTGCAATAGTTGTCACTGCATTTGTTGAGCCAGAATCACCATAGTCTGTCATAAAGTAATTTGTATTAAAACTTGCTCTGTCGTGTGTTGGAACGATAGAAGTATCATTTAATGCTGGAATACAACCAGATTTAAATGTACCTGAAATCTTTAATCTTCCTGCTTCTTCTCCTACATCTCCACTAATAGTTAATGAAGTTAAGAAACAACCCTTAAAATACATTTGTTGAGCTGCTTCTGGTGTTACTACCACTAAAGCAAATGTTTTTGTATTGTCACTTACAGAATCTCCATAAGATAAATCAATACCTGCATAGCTACCTGCTATTTCATAAGCACTTGAAGCATCAGTTGTGATATTTGAAAGAAGCATTGGTAAAATAGTAGCGTCTGCAATACCTGAAAAACTAATTTCTTTTACTGTAAGTTTGTTTGATAAGAACATATCTACAGCTTTAAGAGTTCTACCTACTCCGTGTCTTACATCTAAAACCTGTTGTGGGTTTAAAGATGGAAACTCAATAGAATCTATATTAATAAATTTATAATCTGCGTCTGTTGCTTCTCCAGAACCAATGCCATCTGCTTCAGCAGCGATTGCTAACTGAAACTGTTTAGGACTAAATCCTTCTGCTAAATCTGCCATTTCACTTTACCTCTTTTTTAACTTTTTGATCTTTGATTTCTACTAAAAATTCTTTGGCTTCTTTAGGCATAGAATCAAGCTCTACCACTTTACCATTTTTTAATCTTGCCCAATCTGCCCAGTCTAACCCTAAGTAACTTTTACCTTTAGGTAAGACGCCTTCTTTCTTTTTGTACTTTTTAGCCATAATTAACTCCTTACAATATAAAAAGAACCATTAGATAATACAAAGAATTTATCATCGGAAGTTACAAACCTCGCAAATGACTGATAAACTTCTTCATACAATACTGGTACACTTATTCTTGATACATATACATTCTCTAAATCTGTGTCTATATTATGCTCAATAGTAGGCATACTTTCAAAGAAATATGGCGTAGATCCTCCGTGTGAGTTGTTAAACAACACAGTTTCTATTCTACTAACATCTTTATACATTTCATCTAATGCTTTTTCATTATCATTATATGTTTTAATAACATAATCCATTTGCATTTCATATACATTCAAATAAGAACGAGTTTTTTTCTCTACCAATGTTTGTGATTCAGGATATATTCTCAATGACTTTGTTCCTACATCTCTATAGTTATTGTCAAAATAAACAGGCAATGCACCTTTAAACTCTGTGCGTATTTTATCTCGCAATGGTGTCATTACTTTGTCGTATGTAACATTGTTAAAACTAATAGCCATTATCTAATATTCCTTACAGTCAAATCAAAAGTTGCTTTTCTATATCCATTAATATCTTCATCGTCATTATAATTTATACTATTTATACTAACATTAAATAATGGATTTAATTCTACCAAAGAATAAAATAGTTCTTCTACTCTTGATATTTGTTTAAAAAAATGCTTCACAGTAATATCGTTTCTTTTTCTATCTGATATATATACTTCTAATGAAAGATTATAATTACTCCCCAGTTTAGCATACATAGTATTTTGAGGTTCTGAATTTTCCCCTCTAAGAATAGCAAATTGATTACCTGCTATATTTGTTTTCTTGCTTCTATAAATAGGGAAAGCATTTGAGAACTCACTTCTAATTGCAGTTTGTATCGTTTCTTCGACATTAACTTTCCAAGCATTAGTAGATGCGAGAGCCATTCTTACCTCGATAGAATTGTTTAGAATCTTTACGAGTCATTTTAACTGAACGCATAGAGGCATTTTCTGTTTCTTCGTAAATACCTGTTACTTCTACTTCCCACTCATCATTTTGTGTTGCAGTAGAACTATCTGATGATCCTTGAAATCTTATCTGCAATCCTGCTGCTAATTCTTGATAATCTCCATTGATAACTTCATCTGTCACCACTTGATTATTTTTTAAAGTATCATCATCTTTTGCATACACAGAATACTTAGCAGTACCAATAGCACCACCAGTAGTTACAATAACTTTTAATCTGTCGTAGCTACCAAAGTAATTTCCTCTAGTGTCAACAATATTAAGACTTCCAGACACAGACATTTTTCTTACAATCCCTTTTGAAGCATCTCCTGTGTTCTGATAACTTAGCTTTGCTTTCCCTGCATTTAAGTCTGCAATGTGCATTTGTGCTTCTTCAAATAATGCTTCTGCTATTTCACTCGTAGGATCTTTCCCTTTCACTAAAAAGAATGCTGCGACTAATGAAGTTAGTCGTCTGATAAGATAGTCGTATGTACCATCTTTTAATAAAAATTGTTCTCTTGGTAAGTTAGAATCTAATTTAGAATCTACATAATCACTTGCGTCTTGCATCACTCTTGTTTTTAATGTAACAAAATCTTCTCCTGCTTCCATCAATAAATCTTCTGGACTACTAGCACTATTATAATAATATACTGCGTCTGCTGCTGAATCGTAAAACCATTCATCGTTTGCATCTACATCAGACAAAGCTGATTGTGCAGAACCTAAATCTTTTCCGTCTGCAAAAAGAATAGTTACCAATCCAGAATCGTGTGACACATATCTATTTGTAGATTCTGCCACCCAACCATACACAGGTTTTTTTGTGTCAAACTCGTCTAAGTTTGGAAAGGTATCTTTTAAATCTCTAGCTGTAATGTATGTAGGCATCTATTCTCCTTTAGCTCTTTTGTACCACCCATACCAAAATTTTTCTTGTGTGGGGTTATCAGAAATTAGCAAAGAATAGAATAAAATTCTATATGAAATAAATCTATCTGCTTCTAATTTTTTACAAGCAGATATAGTTGCTGCACCAATTTTACCATCTTCTTTAATATCAAATGTATTTTTATTATTACACGCTTGTTGTAATATTTTTACTGCACGATATTGTCCAGTATTTACAACGCAATCAAAGTAAGCGTATCGTAAATCTTCAGGAAGTTTAGACGCTTTGGAAGGAATCCAATAGTCTTGATAATAAATTTCTTTTGCTTGTTCTCTAGTTAAGTTCTTGATGTCAAGGTGAGGATAGAATCGTTTGGTTATACCATACTTTGTTTCCCCACCTAAATCATCTTTATCATTGACATAACCTCCCTCGTGTTCAAGGACTTTCTCAATGATTTCGTTGAACTCCATTATGCTGATCGCTTCACTTTTTCGAATGAACGCATTCCCCCAAGACCGAGCATACCCAGAAGTATTGTCGTGAGAGTTGTCATATCGAATACTGGTAAATCCACTTGATAGCCAAATGAATGTAACAGAAAAAGTAAGAAGGGTTGTAGTACGAAGTGATAACATAGTGCTACTCCACAAGTCCAACCAACAAAAGGACGCCAACCTGCAACAAATAAACTACTGCTATTGGCTTCAACTTTATTAACCTCAATTTGAGCTTTGTTAATTTCTTGTATAAGTTGTGCTTTTTCTGCTTTGTCAAGAGTAAAGTCATCGATTTTGTCTGCTACTTTATCTATGATACCTGCAACTACATTTAACTTAGGCATCTTCCTTCTCTTCTTTCAAAGAAGAATTAAGTTCTGCAGAAAAGTGATTTTTTGCAGCTTGAAGTTGTTGTGCTTGAAAACTCATTCTGCCGAGCTGTATATCTAAATCTCTGATTTGATTTACCATTACTTTTTGCTCGTCTTTTAGATCGTCAAATTTTACTTCTTTGCCATCTTCTAGCACTACTTTAAATTCATCTTGTTTTGTTTCTTTAGACATTTGTCCTCCAGTATGGTTAATAATACTGAATATAACAAATTATGAATATCTACGCATTCTTTTTCTTGTTTTTCGAGAATACTTAGCTCGTTGCTTACCTGCTTTAGTTGCTTTTCTTTTCTTGCGAGTTTCGTATGCGTATTCTGATTTAGTCATTGCTTTTAGCAATCTTTGAGGTAGGTATCTTTCACCAGTTTTTCGAGAAGGTTTACCTGACTTTGTACCCCATTTTTGCTTTGTCCACCTACGCAGACTTTTCTGTGATTTCTTGAGAGCCATTATTTATAACCACCACCTGCTCGTTTGTAGGCGAGTGCTAACATTTGAGCTTTTCTTGCACTCCATTGTCCAGGATTACCACCTTTATTACCTCTTAGGATCTTATTGAATAAACGCTTTCTAAGCGTAGGTTTAGTATAATTTCCTGCTTGATTGACTCTCGATTTTCTTTTCTTTTTTCTCATTGTTTTACTTCTTTTCTTACATCTGCAATGATAGTATCTTCATTGAATTTCATACTAATTCCAGGAACAAATCGTTTTACCTCTTTACCATTTTCTAAAACAATAATAGTAGGAACGATTTTGATATTCCACTCTTTAGCTATGGTAGCACCAATAACTTTGTCCTCTATGTCTATTTCTGCAACATAGCAAATGTTTGCTAGTTTTTCTATCTTTACTCTGTTTTGATGATTCCAACTTGCATTTACTTGTACTACAGAACAATTCTGTA